TGGCGCAGCATCTGCCACCGGCCGGAGGGGCGCAGCATCCGCCACCGGCGTTAGGGGCGCAGCATCTGCCACCGGCTGGAGTGGCGCAGCATCCGCCACCGGCTGGAGGGGCGCAGCATCCGCCACCGGCAAATACTGTGTGGCTATGACAACCGGCTTTTTTGGTCACGTTATGGGCGATATCGGCAACGCTATTGTCTGCGTAGAGCGTAGGGATAATGGAGAGGTCGCCGCCATCCTTGCTGGCATCGTTGATGGTAAAACGCTGAAACCAGGCGTGTGGTACACCGTTAAGAACGGCCGGTGGATGGAGGTGCAGAAATGAACCGACTGAAAGAAAGGCGGCTGGAGCTGGGGCTGACGCAGGAGGATGTCAGCGGCATTCTGAAGCTGACAGACCCACGGATGGACGTGAGCATGGTGAGCCGGTTTGAAAACGGCGCGTGCCTGCCCACAGAGGAGGTCATGACAGCGCTGGAGGCGGCGCTGCGGACAAGCAGGGCGTACCTGTTCGGCGATGACGAGAAAGCCGACATTCCCCCGCGGACGGCGGATACGGAGCGGATCGCCGGTCTGATCCCAAAGGGGCGCAGGAACGCCATCAGCCGTGAGGATCTGGCGGCGGCGCTGCACACCACCGACCGGAAGATGCGAAAGGCGGTGGCCGAGGCAAAGAAGCAGGGTTTGATGATCTGCAACGACGGTGACGGATATTACCAGAGCGACGAGCTGAGCGACCTGTGGCGGCAATACAGGCGGGACACGGCGCGAGCCATGTCCATCCTCAAGGCCAGAAAGCCGATGCGGGACGTGCTGAAAGCGGCGGGTCGACCGGTATGAGAAGCGTGATGCAGTATTGGGAGCCGGAGCGGCCCTTAGAGCCGAAGGACTACGATCTGCCCGTCTGCCCCGTGTGCGGGGAGGAGACGGACACCTACTACAAGAACAAGGACGGCGTCATCGTGGGGTGCGATTGCTGCATTGAAGCGAAGGACGCATGGGAGGAACAGAAATGAGTATGAGTTTGTATCACATCGACCGAGAGCTGGAGAGCCTGATCGACCAGGAAACCGGCGAGGTGCTGGATTTTGATGCGTTCGAGGCACTGCAAATGGCGCGGGACGACAAGATCGAGGGCGTACTCTGCTGGACAAAGAATCTGGCGGCGGAGGCAAAGGCCATCCGCGAGGAGGAGAAGGAGCTTGCCGAGCGGCGAAAGGAGCTGGAGCGCAAGAGGGAGAAGCTGCTGGACTACGCAGAGAAGGCGCTGGGCGGCGCGGCATTCCAGACGGCCAAATGCGCCGTGACATACCGCAAGAGCACGGCGGTGGAGATCACCGACATGGACGCGGTGGTGCAGTGGTGCATGGACAACGGGTACGACGGCAAGATCACCTATGCCCAGCCGACGGTGAGCAAGACGGACATTGCGCCGCTTCTGAAGTCCGGCATGGCCGTGACCGGCGCGGAGCTGTGTGAGCGGATGAACATGGGGGTGAAGTGATGGGGCTGAATATTTATGGGAAACTGGCGGCGATCCAGCAGGAACTCAAAGCGCCAAAGAGCCAGTACAACAGCTTCGCCAAGTACAACTACCGGAGCTGTGAGGACATTCTTGAGGCGGTAAAACCCCTGTGCGTTAAGAACAAAGCTACACTTTTACTGAACGACGCGGTGCGCGAAATTGCCGGGCGATTTTACGTTATCGCCACAGCCACGCTTGCCGATCAGGAGAGCGACAGTTTTGTTGAGGTGGACGCCTACGCCCGAGAGCCGCAGGACAAGAAGGGCATGGATGACAGCCAGATCACCGGCATGGCATCCAGCTACGCCAGAAAGTACGCATTGAATGGGCTGTTCTGCATCGACGACACCAAGGACGCAGACACGGACGAAGCCAAGCGACAGGAGGACGCGACGAATAAGCGCGAAAAGAAACAGGAGAACAAGGCAGAGACCCCAGTGCTGTGTGAGTGCTGCGGACTGCCCATCAAACCGGTAAAGTGTGGGGATCGTGTGTATCCAACCAACGAGATTGTAGAGAACGCGGTAAAGAAGTACGGCAAGCGGCTCTGCTGGGGCTGCATGAGAGCGGAGAACAACCATGCGGCAGATAACGGTTGACGCGGCGCGTTGGTCGCAGGACAGCGAGGGTGCGTGGCTCTGCCTGCGGGTGAAGTCGCCGGAGGCGGCGATGGAGGTCTGTGATGCGCTGAAGCCGGGCAAGGAGTACACCGCCACCCTCAAGGGCAAGGGACGGAGCCTGGATGCCAACGGGTATGCGTGGGTGCTGCTGGACAAGTTGGCGGCGCACTACGGCGTTGCGAGAGAGAGGGTATACCGGCAGGAGATACAGAGCATCGGCGGCGTGAGCGAGGTGCTGTGCCTGCGGGAAAAGGCAGCGGAGGCGTTCTGCCGGAGCTGGGAGCGGAACGGTATCGGATGGATGACCGATACCGGCCCCAGCAAAATCAAGGGCTGCCTGAACGTGACCGTTTGGTACGGCAGCTCCGTATACGACACGGAGCAGATGGCGCGGCTGATAGATGCCATCGTGCAGGACTGCCGGGATGTCGGCATCGAGACCATGACGCCGCGAGAGCTGGATGCCCTTGTGAGCCGGTGGGGAGAAGTGAGCGTATGAACGACAAGCGATGCTTTTTGTGCGGGCGGAACGACCCAAGTGACCCGCTGGAGCGCCACCACATTCTCGGCGGCGCGAATCGGAAGAAGAGCGAGAAGTACGGTCTTGTGGTGTACCTGTGCGGCAATCGCTGCCACCGGAACGGGCGCAGCGCGGTACATAAGAACGGCGACCAGATGCGGCGTCTGAGGCGGTACGGGCAGCTCAAGGCAATGGAGGAGCAGGGCTGGACGGAGGAGGACTTCCGCCGCGAGTTCGGAAAAAGTTATTTATGAGAGGAATGGGTGAAAAGAAATGAAACGAATCAAGGTTGATATCCCGGCTATAAAAAAGCATATTCGGGAGCACGGTATGACGCAATCTGATGTGTGTAGGCGCATCGGTCGCAACTCAAACTTTCTGTGCTCTTGCACAGGCGATATGGCTGACTACACATACGACCTGTTAGTGCGAGAGCTTGGAGTGGAGAATGGCGCGTTTCAGAAAAAGGAAGACGTTCAACCTACAAAAGCCAACAGTCAGGCTGGGCTGTATACGCTGGGGTTGGATTTTTCTCCAGAAAAAGTTGTATTGCATATGTATTTCCAGGGGACGGAGATATGCAAGGCTTATTCCAAGGTGAAAGGCACACGGGAACTGGATCTAATGCAGGCCATTTCGTATGCAGCACATATGATGTACAAGTTTGCGGAACAAAAAGAATTGGATAAGGAGATTTGAAATGCTGAACAAGATTTTCATTATGGGACGCCTGACCCGCGATCCGGAACTGCGCAGGACGCAGAACGGCACCGCCGTCACCAGTTTCACGCTGGCGGTAGACCGGGACTTTAAGAACGCGGACGGCACCAAGGACACGGATTTTATTGACGTGGTGGCGTGGCGCAACACCGCCGAGTTTGTCTCCAAGTATTTCTCTAAGGGCCGTATGGCCGTGGTGGAGGGGCGCTTGCAGTTGCGGGACTGGACGGACAAGGACGGCAACAAGCGCCGAAACGCCGAGGTGCTGGCGGACAACATCTACTTTGGCGACGCCAAACGGGACGCGGACAGCGGCGCGGCGCGACCCACCGGCTTTACCGAGATCGAGGACGACGGCGACCTGCCGTTCTGATGGGAGGGGTAAGCGGCATGGATTACTGGCACAAGCGGTACACCTGCCCCTACTTCACCAGCAGCGAGAAACGGCGGGTCTGCTGCGAGGGCGGAAGCCGCGTCAGCTTCGAGACGGGCGGTGCGGCATCCCGCTTCATGAATCAATTCTGTGCCGGTGCGTGGGAGCATTGCACCATCGCACGGCATCTGACGGACGAGTACGAGAGAAAGGAAGAAAAGAATGGGAACGATGCAGGATGAGATCAAGGGTCTGCGGCGGCAGAATCGGCACCTGGAAAACATCGTACAGCGCCAGAGGCAGCACATCGAGGACGCGGAGAGCGTGAACGAGGCGTTCAGGCGCGGCATGGATGCGCACTACGCCGCCTGTGCCGTACAGTTCGGCGAGAAGCGTGAGGACTGCGACACACTGTGGGGCTACCATCTGGAGATCCCTGCGGAGCTGGTGACACAGGCGCTGACGGACTACACCGTGCAGGTGGCGCTGGACAAGGAGCGCGGCGTGTACGTCATCGGGGCGATGAAGAAGGATCCCCCCCTTATGGACTAAGGGGTGGCGCAATGGCAAGAAACTATGCTGCCCTCCCCTATGATTATTTAGAGGAGATGGAAGCGCTCAACGATGCAGAGTTCGGTCGTCTAACGCGGGCATTGCTGGCATACAGCATGACGGGAGAGAAGATAGCGCTCTGTGGCAATGAGAGATTTTATGCCAAGCGAGTGATGGCGCAGGAAGATCGGTTCAAGGCAAGCTACGAGGATGTATCCACGGCGAGAAGCGAAGCGGGTAAAGCCGGTGCTGCTGCAAGATGGCAAAATGGCAAATGCATTTTTGCTAATGGCAAAGATAGCACAGCCATTCCTGCCAATGGCAAAAATGGCAATACCGAAACCAATACCGAAACCGATACCGATACTCTGCCATCTGACGATGGCAAGAGAGATACACGCGCGGCGCGCTTCACACCGCCGACCGATGACGACGTGGCAGCGTATGTCAGCGAGAAAGGCTATCACGTCAATGCAGAGCGCTTTGTGTCGTTCTACCAGCAGAAGGGCTGGATGGTCGGCAAAAACCGCATGAAGGACTGGAAAGCCGCCGTGCGGAACTGGGAAACGCGCTGGAAGAATGACCACGGCGCAGTGAGCAAGGCAAGCGGCAACGTGTTTCTGGAGATGCTGGAGGAGAGGCAATGACACAGGGCGAGACGTTGAAGATCATGGCCGTTTTGCAGGCTGCATACCCGAACTTTTACCGAGGTATGACGCGGCAGGACGCGGAGGGCGTGGTGGCGCTGTGGGCGGATATATTCGCCGAGGACAGTTACAACACCGTTGCTGCGGCTGTGAGGGCGTTTATCGCGTCTGACAGCAAAGGGTTCCCACCTGTTGTCGGGCAGATAAAACAGCGCGTGGCGGAGCTTGCAAGCCGCACGGCGGCGCTCCTCGGCGCTGTGCAGCAGGTGTGTGACAAAAAGACCGCATGGATGCGGGATTACGTCCACAAGGAGCGCAAGCTGGGCCGTATCTCCCGCTATGCACGGGAACACGGGATGACGTGGCAGGAGGCCAAGGAGGCGCTGGATGGATAAAGGCATCTGGCGCGTGGCCAGAGCGCGGCTGTGCGTGGCCTGTTTGCAGGAGATGGCGGCGGAATACATCATCGAGCCAGCGTTCCGCGAATGGGCGCAGGGTGTGTGCCAGCGCTGCGGGAAAGAGCAGAAAATGACGACGATCAAGCGCTACACCATGAGCAAGCGCGGACTGGAGAAAAGAGGGTTGTTGGATGAACAGTGAAGATCTGATGCGGCTGGGGCCTGCGGCACAGAAGCAGGTCATGGATAAGATGCGCAAGACAAGCAAGTACAAGGCGCAGAAGACGCGGCGCGGCAAGCTGACCTTTGACAGCAAGAAGGAGGCGGAGCGCTACGATGCGCTGATGATGCTGCAAAAGGCCGGGGAGATACGCGGGCTGAAATTGCAGGTGCGGTACTGCTTGCAAGAGGCGTACACGACGTTTGAGGGCGACCGCGTGAAAAGTATCGACTACGTTGCGGACTTCGTGTACGAGCGCCGGACGGCTCCTGACAGCTACGGCCAGCGGGATTGGCTGCCGGTGGTGGAGGACGTGAAGGGGATGCGGACGCGGGAGTATGCCGTGAAAGCAAAGCTGTTCCGCAATCGGTACGGATTCGCCATCCGGGAGGTGTGAGCATGACAGTATACATGATCGTTACCCGTGATAAGTACCGCCTGCCCCGCTGGTGGGGTACGACCACGGCGGAGCTGGCGCGTCTGTCCGGGCGGAAATATCAGAATGTCCGTGCGGCGATTTGTAAGGCGTTTCGGCACGGTGGCAGCTACGGCTGCTACGAGGTGGTGCGTCTGGGGGAGGGCGAGTGATAATGCCGACAAATACGCCGCTGACAAAAGAGGCGGCAAGGAAACTGATGGCGCTGGATTTGACGGCAAAGGAACTGACCACCTACGAAAAGCTGGACGAGTGGTACACCGCATGGGGCGGACAGTGCTATGTCAGTTTCTCCGGCGGCAAGGACAGCACGGTACTGGCGTATCTGGCGGCGCGGTACCTGTCGAGCTTCAGGACACCGCCCTGGGAGCTGAATCTGGTGTTCGTGAACACAGGGCTGGAATACCCTGAAATTCAGAAGTTCGTGAATGAGTACGCCGACTGGCTGCGGAGGGAATTTCCCCGCGTGACCGTAAATCTTCACCGTCTGCGTCCGAAGATGAACATCCGGCAGGTTGTGACGAAGTACGGGTACAGCATTGTGAGCAAAGAGGTTGCGGGATATGTCAGCGAAGCCCGCAGGAACCCAAACGGCTTGAGAATGAAGCGGCTGCGAGGGGAAGCCGTGCGAAAAGACGGTCAGCCGTCTGTCTACAACTGCGAGAAATGGGAATATCTGTTGTACGCACCGTTTGTAATCTCCTCGACGTGCTGCGCCATTATGAAAAAGTCACCGCTAAAAACCTACGCACACAAAACCGGGCAGCAGGCTACAACAGCGACGATGGCGGAGGAAAGCAGACTTCGCATGACGTATTGGCTGAATACTGGGTGCAACGCCTTCGAGGGCAAGCGACCGATGGGCAAGCCCATGAGCTTTTGGACGGAACAGGATGTGCTGCGGTTTATAGTAGACCACCAACTGCCCTACGCCAGCGTGTACGGTGACATCGTGGCCAGCGACGGCGAGAACGACTACGGCGCTACGCTGATCGACTGCAAGTTGCACTGCACGGGTTGCCAGAGGACGGGCTGTATGTTCTGCGGTTTCGGGGCGCATCTTGAAAAAGGCATCAACCGATTTCAGCGCATGAAACTGACGCACCCGACGCACTATGCGATCTGCATCGGCGGCGGCGCATTTGACACGGACGGGCTGTGGAAGCCCACGAAGGACGGCCTCGGCTATGCGCGGGTGCTGGACTACATCGGAGTGAGGTATTGACATGGGCAAGCAGCATTTGAGCCGGGACGACCGGATTTTTATGGACGGCAAGCGCAGAGGCACGCAGGAGTGCATGGACATGGTGGCGATGGCACTTATCGACAAGTGCGGCTGGCACGTCCAGGAGGAGACAGCGGACAGCCGGGACACGCAGAGCATCGCGTATCTGTACGAGTGCCTGGAGAAACTGGCGGAGGAGATAAACGAAGGACGCATCAAGCGGAAGCACATCAAGGACGTGCTGAAGGACGAGTGCGGCGTTGTGTTTGGAGATTAGGAGGTGATTTAGGTGAAACATTTAGGCGATATTACGAAAATAAATGGGGCAGAGATTGAACCCATTTGGTGTATTACAGGTGGTTCACCTTGTTAGACAGGATTTATCCATCGCCGGAAAACGCGCCGGACTGGCGGGAGCGCGAAGCGGCTTGTTTATGGAGCAGGTGCGCATCGTAAAAGAAATGAGAGCGGAGGACAAACGGAATGGACGGACAGGTGACATGGTCCGACCTCGGTTTCTCGTTTGGGAGAACGTTGTCGGAGCATTCAGCAGCAACAGAGGAAAAGACTTCGCAGCCGTGCTGGAAGAAATTGCGCGTATCGCAGAACCAGGATTTTCTCTATCTGGACTGCCGGACAAGCAGAAATGGACAAAAGCAGGAGCCATTGACGGTGATGGGTGGTCTATCGCTTGGCGAACTCACGACGCTAAGGACTGGGGAAAAACCATCCGAGACAGCCGTACAGGAAATGTTATCCGTCTGGGGACCCCACAGCGTCGCCGAAGAATCTCGGTTGTCGCAGATTTTGGAGGTGAATCCGCTGCCCAAATACAATTTGACCGCGAAAGCGTGTCTGGGCATCCTGCGGAGAGCGGAGCGGCGGGGGAAGGACCTGCCGGAGCGGCTGAAAGAGGTGCTTCTTATGCAGTCCGCATCAGGGGGGGGCTGTGACGGAGGAGGAAAAGGCGCTTTAGTGCAGACGGAGAAAAGCGGAACGCTTGGTACGGGCAATGACCAGACGATTTTTACGCCCACGCCTATTAACCTGATGGTGGCTACGCGCTGCAAAGCGTTAGGGCGCGGAACAGGATTTGGCGTAGGAGAACCGGGCGACCCGGCGAACACCATTTCTGCTGCACATTCGCATGGCGTATTTGCAACGGCTATCCCCATCAACGGAAAAGCCACCAGATGGCAGGGCGGCGGAGAGAGCCATAACCACGATGGCGGAGGAAACGATCAGACGATTTTCTGTCTGCAAGGAAACGGCATTGACCTCGCCGATACCGCCGGATGCAACGGGAAAGGCTGGAAAACGGACGAGAGCTACACCCTGAACACAATAGACCGCCCTGCGGTGTGCGCGGAGGTTGCGTGTTTGAATCCTTGGGACGCACAGAGCGCAAGGGTGTACGATCAGGATGGCGCATGGCACAGCTTGAATGCCAACGAAAACGGCGGCATGGCGCGGGACAGTGTATTGTGTGCCGGTTTTAAGCTGGGCAATAGTGAACAGGCGCGGAGCATCGGCTATCAAGAGGAACTGTCTCCTACACTGAACGCCGAGTGCGGCGGGAATAAGCCCGCGGTGGTGGCGCTGGACATGACACACGCCTGTGACGTCATCCGCGAGTGCGGGGAGCAGGTCCCGGCGTTGCAGGCGAGGATGGGCACGGGCGGAAACCAAGTGCCGCTTACATACCAGATGAACGGGTTTGGAGATTACCGCGCCGCCGAGGTTGCAAGCAGTTGCAAGCAACGTGACTTTAAGGACAGCACAGACCTTGTGTGCGGCGTAACCCCGGACGCGGCGCGGGCGGTTTTATACCAGCCCAAAAGCGCGATGGAAGAAAACTGGGCAGAAAGCGAAACGAAGAACGCATTACGAGCAGGAGAAAGCAAAGTGAGCCACGCAGTCGTCTGTGCGGACGTGAGCCACACGATACGGGAAAAGGCGAACTGCGCGTACCGGGAGGACGCGGAGACATACCCGGTGCAGAACATGGTGGTGCGCCGATTGACGCCGTTGGAATGTACACGCTTGCAGGGATACCCGGACGGATGGGTGGACATTGGCGACTGGACGGATGAGAAGGGAAAGAAACACAAGGACGCGGACAGCCCGAAGTACAAGGCGCTGGGCAACTCCATCGCCCTGCCCTTCTGGGACTGGATGCTGCGGCGCATGGCGCGGTATCTGCCGGAGGACGCGACGCTGGGAAGCTTATTTGATGGCATCGCGGGCTTTCCGCTGATCTGGGAGCGCATACACGGGAAAGGTACGGCGCGGTGGGCAAGCGAGATCGAGCCGTTTCCCATCGCCGTGACAAAGGAACATTTTCCGGAGGAGGAATGACATGACCAGAGATGAGATCGTGACCGGGCTGCGGTGCTGTGCCGAGGGAGAGTGTCGTGGCTGCACAATCCACAATGATAAGCAGCATTGCCAAGAACGAGTGTTGGATGCCGCCGCTGATTTGATCGAGAACCAGCAGCGGCACATCGAGACACTGATGAAAGCAAACGCCGGACTGCGGGACACTGTACTGCGGCGGGATGCGCAGATCGCGGACATGAGTGATGGACTGGCGCAGTTTGCCAAGGCCGTGGCGGAGAAGGAGGAAAAGTAAATGGACGCTGTGAAGTTTGTCGAGGAGCGCAGAAGAATGTATACACTTGGATGTATCAAGAAAGGCATTAACGATTATAACACGAAAGCAGAAGATGTCGTCGCAGAAGTCGAAGCGTGGTCTGCGCTGCACCCGCGCAAAACTCGGCAGAGCGTGTTTCTGGAGCAGTACCCGGAGGCGGAAATTGACGAACGTGGGGACTTGATGCTATGCCCAAGGCGCATTTCCGTTGATTTTCGGAGCAGATACGCGAATTGTACAAAGATGTGTTCCGACTGCCGCCGCGAGTTCTGGATGCAGGAGGTGGAGTGATGGGAATTTTGAAAATTGTTTTCCCGCTGCTGATGGTAGCCGGTGCGCTGGGCAGTTTGGTGGTAAATATCGCCAGCAAGGGGGACTGGGCTACCAGTTTGCAATGGCTGGGCGCGTGTATCCTGTATACTGCGCTGACAGTGCGAAATATGAGCTGATGGAGGGCAAAGAATGAGCAAATCTGTAATGATAAGCATCCGCCCAAAGTGGTGCGAGAAGATCGTCAACGGCGAAAAGACCATTGAGGTGCGAAAGACCCGCCTAAAGATGAAAACGCCGTTTAAGTGCTACATCTACTGCACGATGCCGAAGTACCCGCACGAGGACTTTATTGCAACGGATTATCCGAAGCCGCAGTTTTATGGCGGTGGCAAAGTCGTTGGCGAGTTTACCTGCGACCGCATCTATGAGCTGGAAACGCGCTCACCCGGCGGCAGCTACTATGTCAAAGGCGAGGGTCAGCCGACAACAAACGATGTGGCGCGGCAGTCGTGCCTTAGCCTCGGCGATATGCACGCCTATTTGAAGTCGAAGTCCGGCTACGGCCTGCATATCTCCGACCTGAAAATCTACGACACGCCGAAGGAACTGATCGAGTTCCGGCGCGTATGCCCCAACGACCTTTACTGCGAAAGCTGCGCTATGCACCGGGAGAATAACAGCGCCTGCGGCAACGAGAGCCTGCGCCTCAAGCGCCCGCCCCAGAGCTGGTGCTATGTGGAGGAGGACTGACAATGGCTGACCAAATGCAGTTATATGACACATCGGAGAAACAATCAAGTAACAACACAGGTAAAGCTAAACGGAAGTGGGAAAATGGTTTCCAGAGATGGAGCGACCGGCACAGTGCAGATGGTGGTAGCTCTTTTGGGTGCTGTGGATTCGGCAGTATGTGTGACTATTGTGAGGATAATTCGTATGGACGCCCGTGTGTCAGGTCGCTGAACGCCATGATCCGCGAAAAGCGTCTGAAAATCGATTACGAAAAGACTGGCTATGAAGAAGTGTGGGATGGGATTTTTGACAATGGCTGAATACATTAACAGGGAAAAGGCGAAGAGGCTGTTGCATATCGAATACGCCTACGCCGCAGAACAACTCTTAGACGAGATCCCCGCCGCTGATGTTGCCCCGGTGGTACGTTGTAAGGACTGCAAGCACTACCTGATCGCAGACGAATTTGAGGGCGGGAAGAGGTTTATGTGCGAAGTCAACCACTTCTCTTACATCAACAGCAACGGGGATATGCGTTATTGCTCCTACGGAGAGAGAAAGGACGACAAGCATGAACATTAGGGACAGCGGGGAGCGTACCACCTTCAGCACCGGGGCGCAGCGGGACATGCACAGCGGGAAAGGCCGCATGGATCTTCTTCCCTGGGCGGCGATCATCGAGGTAAGCAAGCACTGCGAGGCTGGGGCGATCAAGTACGGGGTGCATAATGTCGATAAAGGGATCCCCACCAGCAGTCTGATGGACAGCGCTATGCGGCACGCTGCGAAGTATCTGGACGGACAGGAGGATGAAGATCACCTGCTGGCGGCGGCGTGGAACATTTTGTGGGCGATCGAAATGCGGTGCAAAAAACCGGAGTGCGTAGATACGCCGTGGAGGGACAATGCAGAAGGGTGATGTGATTCGCGCCCGCTTTCTGACGATGCCGGACCCGTTCCCCGGCTCCGGAAAGGCGGAAAAACAGTACCCCGTGCGCAAGGCAACGGTGGTGTATGTGCATCCAAAGGGGCGATACATCGTGGCGGAGTGCAAGGGCGTCCGTGAAACATTTTTCCCGGAGGACGTGGAAACATAAAAAAGAGGACACCATGTAGGTGTCCTCTTTTCAACGTCATGGTCTTGTGTAAAGGCCGGATGCCTGCGCCAGCAGGAGCCGCAGGTAGTCCGGGCAGCTCCTCACGCCGCGCTCCCAGTCCTCCAGTGTGCGGGTGGGGATACAGTACCGGGTGGCAAAGGCCGCCTGGGACAGGCCGGTGTGCTGACGGATGTCGCGGATCGTCAGGTGGGCGGCGTCCCAGAGACGCGCCAGCAGGTCGATGCGGTCTGCGGGGATGGCCGCGTCCGGCGCATCGCCCCAAGCGGAGGACAGCGACCAGTCGGAGACAAAGGTGTCTCGGTCGGGCGAAGCGATGGCGTCGCCGAATATGGTGTAGAACAGTTTGTCGGTCATCATGGCAATTTCTCCTTTTTGGCTTCGGTTGGCGTCGATTTCTTCCTGTTCTGGCCACGGCGCTTGGCGTCCGCGCGAAGCTGGGCCTCTTTCCGGTGGGCGGCGGCGCACTCCGGAGAGCAGGTGACGGTGGGGGTGCCGGGGACGATCTCCCGGCTACAGACAACACAGACCTTGACGCCCCGGCGGGGTGTTTCACGGCGCTTGGCGCGGTAATCGTGTTCGGCGTTCCAGCGGTTGGCCTGCGCACGGTCGATTTCGCGGACGGCATCCGGTGCGCATTTGGGGCAATACTTCTGCAGGCCGGATCGGATGACATACTCGCCGCCGCAGATCACGCAGTTATCGATGTCTCCCAGGTGCCGGGAGTAACCGGAGGCCTGGTACTTTCGCTCCCGGGCTTTCTGCCGCTCGGCCCGGCATGTGGGACAGTAGCGGGCGCGGGGGCCGCCGGTGAAGGCAGCCCCGCAGGTGTGGCAGGTTCGGGTGCGCAGGGTGGTGGATCTGGTGGCGGCAAGGCATTCATCACACTTCGCCTGCTCGGCGCGGTCTGTGGAGAACACCTTGCCGCAGGTGATGCATTTTTTCGTTCGCATGGCGGGTGGTCAGCGGTGGGCGACGGGGGAGATCTCGTCGGGAATGTAGACAAAATCCAGATCGTCGTAGCAATAGTACGCGCCATCGATAATGACATTTTCCTCCGGGGACCAACGCTCGTCGTTGGCATCGTTGATGATCTCGCCTCCTGCGCACTCGATGGCCTCGTCCAGCGTCATGCTGTGGTTGGATACGATCTCGCAGATCGTGGTGTTGGTGGCAGTGTCGATAAGCTTCTTCATGATGTTCCTCCTCTTTCTGCCGCTGTGCGGCTGCACTGTTTCTTGAACTGTCTATATACTACCACGCATTGCGTGGTATGTCAAGAGGGAAAAGTAAAAAAATAAAAAAATTTTTCGTTTGAGGGGTGCGCGGGAGATATACATATAGGTATGCTGGATATGCAGGGGCAACCTGCCCGTGCCGATTCATTTTTTTCCCCTCTTTTCTACCCTGTGGGGCGGGGCTTCGGCTCCGCCCTGACGGGGCAAACGCACAAAAATTAGCATTAGGGTGTGGCGGAAGCCTGGGACAGACGTGCCAATGACAAAGGCCAGTGGTGGGGGGTCGGTGCGTCAGGAACGAAGGAGTGGTGACAATGGCTGCGCGGCTGACAGACCGACAGAAAAAGAAAATACTGGCGGACTATGTGCAGACCAACAACTACTGCGCCACCGCGAAGATCAACGGCGTGTCCGCGACGACGGTGAAAAACCTTGTGCGGGCGAATGCAGACATTGTGGAAAAGTGCGAACAAAAAAAGGAAGAGAACACGGTGGACGTGCTGGCATATATGGATGCCCAGCGGGAGACGGTGTGCCAGATCATCGGCAAGGGGCTGGCGGCGCTGAACGACCCGGAGAAGCTGGCGGAAGCAACGCCCAGCCAGATCACGACGGCGATCGGGACACTGATAGATAAGTGGACGACAATGGGATCTGCTGTGGATAATGGCGGTGGCGGCGTGGTGCTGATGCCGGAGGTAAAAACGGATGCCTGAGATCGTGTGGAAGCCGCAGGAGCGGCAGGCCGTATTTATGGCAAGGCCGGAATATGAAGCCCTGTATGGCGGGGCGGCGGGCGGCGGCAAGAGCGATGCGCTGGTCATCGAGGCGCTGCGGCAGGTGCATATTCCGTGGTACAAGGCGCTGATCCTGCGCAAGACGTTTCCCCAGCTGCGGGAGCTGATCGACAAGACGCTGAACTACTACCCCCGTGCGTATCCCAAGGCACGGTACAACGGCAGTAACCACACATGGCGGTTTCCGTCCGGTGCGCAAATCGTGTTTGGCAGCATGAACCGACCGCAGGACAAGATACAGTATCAGGGGCAGGCGTATGACTTTATCGCGTTTGACGAGCTGACGCACTTTACGCAGGAGGAATACGACTATTTGAAATCCCGTAATCGTCCCAACGGGGCGGGAACACGGGTCTATATGCGCTCCACCGCCAACCCCGGCAACATCGGGCATGGCTGGGTCAAGGAGCGGTTTATCACGGCGGCACCGCCGATGCAGCCCATCACAGAGGAGGCGATGTGGTATACGCCGGACGGGAAAAAGCACACGGGGCAGCAGCAGCGGATATTTGTGCCGTCCTCCGTGTTTGACAACAAGATCCTGATGGAAAATGACCCGCTGTATGTGCAGCGGCTGGCCAGTATGCCGGAGGCGGAGCGGAATGCCCTGCTGTACGGCAACTGGGACAGCTTCGAGGGGCAGGTGTTCACGGAGTGGAAAAACGACCGGGAACACTATCTGGACAGGAAGAACACCCACGTCATCGAGCCGTTCCGCATACCGGAGGACTGGGTGATCTGGTGCGGGCTGGACTGGGGCTATTCCCGTCCGTTTTCCGTGGGGTGGTACGCGGTGGACAGAAACCGGCGGATGTACCATATCCGGGAGTTTTACGGCTGCAACGGGACCCCCAACCGCGGCGTGATGTGGGAGCCGACCAAGGTGGCGCAGGAGATACGGCGCATCGAGGCGGACGACCCCAACCTGCGGGGACGGGACATACACCGCGTGGGCGACCCGGCGATCTGGCAAAGCGACGGCACGGAAAGCGTGGGAGCGCTGATGGAACGGGAGCGTGTCTATTTTGAAAAGGGCGACCATGCACGGATCAACGGCAAGATGCAGATCCACCACCGGCTGGCGTTTGACGCAGACGGCGTACCGATGCTGTATGTGTTCTCCACCTGCAAAAACTTTATCCGGACGGTGCCGAACCTGGTCTATGACCAGACGGACGTAGAGGACATCGACACGGACGGCGAGGATCATATCTACGACCAGCTGCGGTATGTGTGCATGAAAAACCCTATCGGGCCAAGAGATATGGGGCACATCGTGGAGCGGCCCTATTCGCCGCTGGACACGGAGGACGAGTACAGGCCCAGCCGGTACGCATTTTATCAGACCTATTAAGGGGGAAAAGGATATGGAGAGATACGGCATCCCCGGCATTGTGCCGGAGGACGGTATGCCGCCGGAGATGGCGGCGATGCTGCTGGAGCGGACGGACGACACGCCTACCATTACGGAAAAGGACGTGGAGCGCGGTATCGACCTGCTGACGCGGTACAAAAACGGCAAGGGCAATTTGGAGAGCCGTGTGGTCAACGACGAGTTGTGGTGGGAGCTGCGGCACTGGGAGGGCATCGGTCAGAGTAAAGCCAAGCTGGTGGATAAGAGCGGCAAGGAAGTCCTCTCCTCCCCTCCCCAGCCAAAGCCTACGTCGGCGTGGCTGTTTAACACCATCCAAAACAAGCACGCGGACGCGATGGACAACTACCCGGAGCCGGTGGTGCTGCCCCGTGAGCGCAGCGACGAGCAGAGCGCCAAGACGTTGAGCCAGATCCTGCCGGTGGTGCAGGAATACAACCATTTTGAGCAGGTGTACTCGGACAACTGGTGGGAGAAGCTGAAGCACGGAACGGCGGTATACGGCGTGTTTTGGGACAGCCGGAAGGACAATGGGCTGGGCGACATCGAGATCCGGAACATCGACTTGCTGAACCTGTTCTGGGAGCCGGGCATCACGGACATCCAAAAAAGCCGCAACCTGTTTATCGTGGATCTGGTGGACAACGACCTGCTGGACAGCGAGTACCCCCAGCTCAAGGGCAAGCAGAAGGGCAAGGTCGTGGACGTGAAGGAGTACATCTACGATGACACCGTGGACACCAGCGAAAAGAGCGTGGTGGTGGACTGGTATTACAAGGTCAAGACGCCCAGCGGCAGGACGGCGCTGCACTACATCAAGTTTGTGGGGTCTACCCTGCTGTATGCCAGTGAGAACGATCCGGAATACCGGGAGCGGGGCTTTTACGACCACGGGATGTACCCTGTTGTGCTGGACGTGATGTACCCGGAAAAGGGTACGCCTATCGGCTTTGGCTATGTGGCGATCTGCAAAGACCCCCAGCTATACATTGACAAGCTCAGCGCCAACATTCTGGAAAACGCGATGATGGCGACCAAAAAGCGCTTCTTCGTGTCGGAGAGTACGGCCATCAACGAGCAGGAATTTATCGACTGGAACCGCCCTCTGGTACACGTCAACGGCGAGATCGGCGACCAGAGGATCAAGGAGATCGTCACCCAGCCGCTCAGTGATATCTACGTCACGGTGGCGCAGATGAAGATCGAGGAAATGAAGGACACGGCGGCAAACCGCGACGTGAACTCCGGCGGCACCTCCAACGTGACGGCGGCAGCGGCGATTGCCGCCTTGCAGGAGGCCGGAAACAAGGCAAGCCGGGATATGATCTCCGCCAGCTACCGTGCCTACACCCAGATTAACACGCTGTGCGTGGAACTGATAAGGCAGTTTTACGATGTGAGCCGCAGCTTCCGCATTACCGGCGAGGGCAACGAGTATCAGTTCGTAGATTTCGACAACGCGGGCTTGCAGGATCAGGTGACCGGGCTGGATACGATGGGCAACGAAATGTACCGCAAGCCGGTGTTTGACCTCAAAATCAAGGCGCAGAAAAAGAATCCTTTCTCCCGCATGGAACAGAACGAGCGGGCCAAGGAGTTGTACTCCATGGGATTCTTTAATCCGGATAACGCGCAGGCCAGTCTGACGGCGCTGGAGATGATGGACTTCGAGGGTATCCAGACCGTGCGGGAAAAGGTGATGCAGGGGCAGACCCTGCTGAATATGCTGATGCAGATGCAGTCGCAGATCGCCATGCTGACGGGCGCTATCCTGCCGCAGGAGGGCGCGGGCGATGCACCGGCGCAGACTGGCGGCGGCGCACCTGCGGAGGCCACCAGCCAGCTTGCAAGCGGCATCATGGAGGCGCAGACGCCTATGACCGGCTACGGGCAGGCATTGGCAAAGCGGAGCACGCCCAGCCTATGACGGAGGTAACACTGCATCACGGGGACAGCTGCTCCGTGAGGTGCAAGGGACACGCCACGGGATACCCTGACGTGTGTGCGGCGGTAAGCTGTCTTTTGTACGCGGCTGCGGGATGGCTGCACAATACGCAGGAGGCGGAGCTGGTGCTGGAACGGCTGGACAGCGGGGATGCGTACCTGCGCTGGCGCGGCGGTAGGTGGCTGTACGATCTGCTGAAAATCGGCTTTTTGCAGCTGGAAATGGCAAAGCCGGAGGCGATTTCCGTAAAAATCGAAAAAAAATAAAAATATTTTTTGTTTTAGGGGTGCGGGAGACCGCGCCCCCTTTCTATGATATAGATACTTCCTCCCTACCTGCGCGGTGTGACGGCGGCAACGAGCCGCCGCACGCCGCAAGGGTGGATGGGGAGCGCTGCACGGGAGCGATATGCCCGCGAATTGAAGGAGGAACAGATATGTACCTTTACAGAATTTCCCTCTGCCTCTTTGACGGCGAGGGCGGCGATGGGGCGACAGCTGCCACCGCACAGGGCGAGACACAGGCAAGCTCCGGTACCACCCGCCAGAGCAAATCGGGCGCACTGGCCAACGTCAAGTACGGCAAACAGTCGGAGAGCCAGACGGAAGTACAGTCCGACGCCGGGACTGATGATAAGGTGAAGGACGTGGAGACCACGTCCGACGCGCAGGAGGCCAAGAAAAAGGCTTTCCGGGAGCTGATCAATGGGGAGTACAAGGATCTGTACACCCAAGAGACACAGCGGATGATCGACCGGCGCTTCAAGGAGGCGCGGGAGACGGAGAAGCGGATGCAGTCTTACCAGCCGGTGCTGGATACGCTGATGGAGCGTTACGGCATCGCGGACGGGGACGCAAAGCGTCTGCTGGAGGCCGTGGACAACGACCACGCCTACTGGAGTGAAGCCGCCGAGGAGGCGGGCATGAGCGAGGAGCAGTACAAGGAGTTCCGCCGTCTGCGGCGGGAGAACGCCGAGCTGCTTCGCGGCCAGCAGATGCATCAGCAGGAGGCGCAGATCCGGGCGCAGAGCGAGAAGTGGTACATGGAGGCGGAGGCCATGAGGGGCAATCCCATGTACCAGAACTTTGACCTTGTGCAGGAGCTGCAAAACGACGAGTTTGTGAACCTGCTGAAAGCCGGTACACCGATGGAGCACGCCTACAAGGTGCTGCACTTTGACGAGCTGATGGGCAACGCGGTACAGGCCGCTGCCGCCAGCACGGAGAAGAAGGTGGCCGATAACGTTCGGGCCAAGGGAAATCGTCCCAGTGAGAACGGCACCAGCTCCAACAGCGCGTTTGTTACAAAAACGGATCCCTCAAAGCTGACGAGAGCGGACTTTGAGGAGATCGAGCGGAGAGTAGCAAGAGGGGAGCGCATTTCCTTTTGACCTACGGCTCCGCTGCGATTTGCGGAAAGGAGCTATTTCATGAACAAAATTTACAACGACCTGTACCTGATGCCGGTGGTGCTGAACCTGTTTGACGCATACACCAATACCACGCTGGATCCCGGTCTCAGCGATGAGATGAAGGTGTATTACTCTATGCGCCTCATCAACCTCGCCGAGCCGGAGCTGATCCATGACCAGTTTGGCCAGAAGCACCCCATCCCCAAGAACAGCGGTAAAACCATCGAGTTCCGGAAGTACGACAGTCTGCCCAAGGCTCTGGTGCCTCTGACCGAAGGTGTGACCCCCGCCGGGCAGAAGATGAGCATGGGCGTGATCCGCGCCACCATCAAGCAGTACGGCGGTTACATCGAACTGTCCGACATTCTGGAGCTGACGGCTATCGACAACAACCTGGTACAGGCCACCCGCCTGCTGGCATCTCAGGCAGGCCGTACCGCCGACACCATCACCCGAGAGGTGCTGGCTGGCGGCACCAATGTGGTGTACGCCGGTGGGGCGAAGGATCGCTCTGAGCTGGTGGGCGGCGACAGCACCGCCGAGAACAACAAGTACCTGACGGTGGACGACATCCGCAAGGCTGTACGCGCCCTGAAGGTCATGAACGCACAGAAGATCAACGGCTACTTTGCCGGTATCATCCATCCCGACACCGCCTACGACCTGATGAACGACAAGAAGTGGGTGGATGTGAAGACCTACTCCGACCCCGATGGCATCTATGAGGGCGAGATCGGCAAGATCGAGGGTGTGCGCTTTGTGGAGACCACCGAGGCCAAGATCTTCCACGCCGCCCCCCTGAAGATCGAGGACGGCGACGAGGCAAGCGCCCGCAACCTGACAGTGAAGAGCGCGGCCAGCAAGGTCATTACCATCACCGAAAAGCTCTCCGCCAATCAGGCCAAGGCGCTGACCGGCAGAGACATTCTGGTGGGCGGAGAGCTGCTGGAGGTGGCGTCCGCTGCTGCCGGTGCTGCCGGTGCTGCCACCATCACCGTGAAGACCGCGCCTGCCACTACGCCTGCCGCCAGCACCGTGATCTATCCCGGCGAGGGCGGCGCAAATGGCCGCGATGTGTACTCTACCCTGATCCTCGGCGCAGACGCCTACGGCGTGACGGAGCTGGAGGGCGGCGGCCTGCAGCACATCGTCAAGCAGCTGGGTTCCTCCGGTACGGCTGACCCGCTGAATCAGCGTGCCACCGCAGGCTGGAAGCTGACCAAGGTGGCGGAGCGTCTGGTGGAGCAGTACATGGTGCGCATCGAATCCGCCTCTACCTTTGAGAGCGGCGCGATGAACTGACGGTAACGCGGAGGGGGTCATCCCCCTCCGCATACCAAAAATGCAAGGAGGAATGAGCATGGCTGACAACAAGAAGCAGAGAACTCCGGAGGAGATGGAAAAGGCGCTGGCAGCAGCCAATGAGGCGCTGGCTCAGGCCAAGAAGGAGGCTGAGGATGCCAAGGAGGCCGCGAAAGCAGCAGAGGCCGTTATGCGCGGCATGGCGGCAGGTGAAGCCTCCGACGACGGCATGGTGCCGTTCTGGGCGTTCAAGGATGATGATCGGTACAAGGACGACATTGTGGTGGGCTGGAACGGCAAGGTGTACCGCATCCAGCGCGGCAAGCACGTCCGCATTCCCCGCGAGGTGTACAACATCATCCGCCGCTCTATGGCACAGGACGCGGCGACGGCGGAGATGCTGGAGCAGAAGAGCCGGGAATATGAGGCGGTCAAGGCGCAGCTGAACTGACAACTGCATACTACCGCGAGACACAAAGATGGCTGTGACACGGCGCAGCAAGGCAAGAGGGGCGTTTCCCTTTTGACTTGCTGCGCCGTGTCACAGCAGAAAGGACGTGAAACATGACAAGAACAATCCCGCTGAAAATACAGAATGAATACATCGCCGGTGACAAGGTGCTGATCGGCGCGGCGGGAAGCCACAACGATGTGGTGCTTCGGATGGAGTTCTCGCCTATGTGGGATGGGCTGGCAAAAACGGTACAGTTCTGCGACGCGCTGGGCGAGAACACCGTGGAGGTGCTGCTGGCTGCACAAATGTTGGAGAGCGGCACCACCAACGTCTACCTTGTGCCGGTGCCGAACGGGGCAAAAAAGTACGCGGGAGATATGGCACTTGCCATCAAGGGGGCAGAGGCTTCCGGCGGCAAAGAGGCGAGGGCGACTACGGCGGTATATGGCACCTTTACGGTGGGCGAAAGCAAGTGGAGCGGCAGCGCAGAAACGGAACAGGATGTGCCGCCTACACAGGCAGCGCAGATGCAGACACAGATCGAAGCGATCATCGGAACGATAGCGGATGCACGATCCGCCGCCGAAGATGCCGAGAAAAGCAAAAATGCCGCTAAACAAAGTGAAATCAGCGCGGCATATAACGCCAATGCCGCAAGAGAAAGCGAAACGAAAGCGGCGGCAAGCGCGAAAAGCGCCAAACAAGATGCCGTTTCAGCAAAAAGTGACGCCGTTTCAGCCGGACAGTCCGCAGCAAAGGCGGAAAGCGCCGTTGGGAAATACCCATATTTAGGCGGGGACGGATACTGGATGCTATGGGATTCGGAAAGCGGCAGCTTTTACAAAAGCAGCATCAGCGGAAAAGGAAAAACCGGCCCGACAGGAGCCACCGGACAACAGGGCATCCCCGGCAAGGACGGTGCGCCCGGCAAGGACGGTGCGCCCGGCAAGGACGGTGCGCCCGGCGAAAAGGGCGATACCGGCCCAGCTGGCGCAGTGGTAGAGGCGGATGGTATGTATGGTTTTCGGATCGATGAGACCGGACATCTGATCCTGTCTTATACGGGGAACGTACCGCCGAATCTCTCCATTAACAGCGCCGGTCATTTAATACTGACAGTGTAAGGAGGAACAGGAAATGCCTGAAATTGATTTGGGACTGGTGGTCGGCCCAGCTGGCGCGCAGGGCGCGACAGGCCCAGCCGGTGCAGAAGGAAAACAAGGCGAACGAGGGCTTCCCGGCAAGGACGGTGCGCCCGGTGCGCAGGGCGACCCTGGGGCTGACGGGAAAAGCGCATACGAAACGGCATCTGCCAGTGGCTATGTCGGCTCTGAGGCGCAATTTGGGCGTGATCTTGCAGACGTACAAAACGCCGTCAAGTACAATGCCCCGCAAACTCTGACCGACGCCCAGAAGGCGCAGGCTCGGTCAAACATCGGCGCACCTGCACCGTATACGGCGGGCGATGGTATCGCCATCAGCGGAAGCGTCATCGCTGCCAAAGTGCAGCCCTGCAACAGGAACCTGCTGGACAACTGGTATTTCGGCGATCCGGTGAACCAGCGGGACGTCAGCGGCACCATCAGCAGCGCAGGGTATTTTCTGGACCGCTGGAAGCTGGTGAGCGGCAGCGTGACGATCAACACGGACGGCATCACGCTGAACGGAACCATGCAGCAGGTGTTGGAGACTGCGCCGGTCGGCACTGTGACGGCATCTGCCCTGACGCAGGCCGGAGTGGGCGATGTGGTGCCGACCTACGACAGCGCAACCAAGACGGTCACAGTCACGGCGGCGGGGAAAAAACTCGTGGCCGTCAAACTGGAGGTGGGGACGGAGCAGACGCTGGCCCATCAGAACAGCAGCGGCGCGTGGGTGTTGAACGAGATGCCCGACTACGGCGAGGAGTTGACCAAGTGTATGCGCTATCTGCAAGTCATCGCCACGCCCTACGACACAAGCGGCAACGGCGTGGCCATCGGGTACGCCAACAACACCGTCGACCTGTGGGTACCCATCCCACTGGCTGTTCCCATGCGCATATCGCCTACACCCACCATCCCAACCGGCGGCGTATCGCGTTTCAAGGCGGGCAAAACGTCCAGCGCCTTGAAGGACGTCACCAGGGTCACGGGCGGCTGGGCAATGCAGACCGGCGGGGCTTGCAGCATGCGAAGTCTGATCTTTACGTCCAGCGGCCTGACGGCGGGCGAGACCTACGCCCTGTTCATGCGGCAAGGGGCACAGATCGTGCTCAGCGCCGAGTTGTAGGAGGTGACCGGATGGAAGTGTGGACAAATGTCGGCGTGCCGCTTCTTGTGGCACTGTTGACCTCCACCGCCCTGTGGGGCGTGGTGAGCAAGGTGATCCTCAAGCGGATGGAGCTGACGGCCAAGCGCAGCAAGGCAGACGATGCGGAGCGGAAGATGCTGGTGGGGCTGGCCCACGACCGCATTATCCACCTCGGCATGGTGTACATCGAGCGGGGCTACGTCACACAGGACGAGTATGAGAACTTGCAGGTGTACCTCTACGAGCCGTATGAGGAGATGGGCGGCAACGGCAGCGCACGGCGCGTCATGGAGGAAGTGCGGAAGCTGCCCATACGGTGAGACAAAAATTGAACAGGCCGACAGGCCGGAAAGGAATTTGTTATGAAACTGAACAACAAGGTATACGACATCCTGAAATGGCTGGTCATCATCGTTATGCCCGCCGTGGCCACGCTGTACGCGGCGCTGGCGGCGGTATGGGCGTGGCCCTACGCTGACGAGGTGGTGACCACCATCACCGCCGTGGACACGTTCCTCGGCGCGGTGCTGTGCATCAGCACGGCGCAGTACCACAAGGAGGCTGGCAACAATGGCTAAGAGGGTGTTTCTGTCCCCCAGCAACCAGCGAAGCAACAGCTATGCGGTGGGCGGCACTACCGAGGCCATCCAGTGCGGGCGCATCGCAGAGGCTTGCAAGGCCGCGCTGGAGCGCTCCGGTGTGGAAGTGATGCTGGGGCAGTACGACACTATGGCAAACCGTGTGGCGGCGTCCAACCGCTTCAAGGCTGACCTGCATGTGCCCATCCACTCCAACGCCTGCAACGGCAAGGCCAGCGGTACGCATCTGTTCTGTTACAGCGGCGACCGGAACAGCGCCGGGTACAAGGCGTGTCAGGCGGTGCTGGATGTGCTGGGGCCTGTGACGCCGGGTGCACCGGATGTTATCCGGGCATACCCCGCACTGTACGAGGTGAAGCATCCTGCCGCCACGACGGTGTACATCGAGACGGACTTCCACGATGTCCCCCGCATCGCGCAGTGGATCATCGACAACACCACCCTGATCGGCGAGACCATCGCCAAGGGGCTGTGCGCGGCGCTGAGCGTACCCTTCGTGGAGAGCGCCAACGCGCCGGTGCCGGTGCCTGCGGAGAAGGACGCGACGCTGCCCATGCAGGTACGGATGCTCAGGCGCGGCATGAAGGGCGCGGACGTGAAGACGCTGCAGGCGGCGCTGATCGCCTACGGGTTCTCCTGCGGCTCTGCCGGTGCGGACGGAGACTTCGGCGGCGGCACCGAGGCGGCGCTGAAGAAGTTCCAGACCAAGTACAAGCTTGGTGCGGACGGTATCGCCGGTAAAGGCACCTGGGGCAAGCTGCTGGGGGAGTAAGGAGGTGCGGCATGACAGTAACGGGAACGATCTCCAAGGCGGATGAGCTGCGGATGAATACCATCAGCGACGAGCAAAAGGCGGCGTGGGTGATGGGACTGGATAAGGAGATCGCAGAACGGATATGCACAGAATCTCGCGTACACGACTGGCCCACGGGGGACGGGGAGCTGCTGCTCCCTTCCCCCTATGACCGGGTATATGTGCTGTATCTGTGCAGCCAAATTGACTACTACAACAACGAAACAGCGCTGTACGGCAACGACAAAGCCGTGTATGACGAGGCGCTGGGTGAGGCGCTGGCGTGGTGGCGGCGGAACAACTGCCCTGCGTATGGCGGAAGTGTGCAGGTGATGTGATGCGAATGCCGGAATTGCCGTATGATTTGCGGCCAAACAAAGTGGATATTGTACAGATGCGCGGCATCAACTGGTCGGATGCGCTGAAAGACGGCGATTTACGGGATAGCCTGAATGTGTCTGCCAGACGGTGGCCCTATATTACCACGAGAAAAGGCCGCGTGAAAAAAGACCCCTATAAGAACGCCACGGCAATGACGGCATGGGGAAAGCTGGTCGTGGTACAGGGGACATCTCTGCTGTATGATGGGAAAAAGATCGGGACAGTGACAGCAGGGCAAAAGCAGTTCGCCGTGATCAACACGAAGATGGTGATATGGCCGGACAAGGTGTATCTGGATATTAACTCCAAAAAAATAAAGCCGCTGGCGGCGACGGTGACGGGAAGCAAAGCCAAGTTTACGAAGAATAAAATGACGGTAAGCGGGTGGACGGACCTGACAACGCTTTTCAAGGCGGGCGACGGAGTTACGCTATCCGGTTGTGTGACGCAGAGCGCGAACAATAAGGATTTTGTGATCAAAGCCGTCACTGCCAAGGAAATCACCGTGGCGGACAATACCTTTACAGAGGCGACGGAAACCAGCACAAGCATCAAGATAGAGCGAAAAATTCCGGATCTTGATTTTATCTGCGAAAGCGAAAACCGGTTATGGGGGTGCAACAGTACAACACAGACACTGTACGCCAGTGCGCTGGGAGACCCCACCAACTTTTATGTGTACGAAGGACTTTCAACGGATTCCTATACGCTGGCGGTCGGCACGGATGGAAAATTTACAGGATGCTGCAAGCTCAGCTCTTCCGTGTTGTTTTGGAAGGAAACAAAACTGCACAAAATGCTGGGCGGCTATCCGGCAGAATATTCCATGTACACTTACGAGCTGGAAGGTCTGCAAGATGGGTGTCACAAGAGCCAGCAGGTCATTAACGACACGCTGTTTTACAAAGGGCCTCACGGGGTGTACGCCTATTCCGGCGGTACGCCTACGCTGATCAGTGAGAATTTCGGCGAAAAAGTTTTTTCGGACGCGGTGGCAGGAAACGACGGAGACAGATATTACCTGAGCGTAAAAGACGGTGACACAAGCCGCCTGATGGTGTACGAGACCAAAACAGGCATTTGGGTGCTGGAGGATGAGACAAAGGCGGTAGATTTTGCGCGGCTGGGTCGGCAGCTTTATATGCTGGACGGCAGCGGAAACATTTATCTGCTGGATGGAGAGGAAACGCCGCAGACGCAGATGTGGATGGTGCAATTTGCGCCGATGTATGAAACGCTGAACGGGAAAAAAGCGTATTCACGGATGCTGATGCGGGTGGAATTGCCGGTGGGAAGCTATGTGATCGTCAAAATGCGCTGCGATGGAAAGCCGTGGAAGGAGTGCGGAAGACTGATCGGACGCGAGGTCAATGTGACGCGGATGCGGTTTGCTGCAAACCGTTGCGATAAATTTGAGCTTCGGTTGGAGGGAAAAGGCCCGTGCGCGGTTCTCGGTATATCCAGAGAATTTATTTTGGGGAGTGATGTGACGTGATCGTATTTCCGGAGAGCCTAAACGCTATACCAAAATCAGACCCTGAGACTGCGTTCCAAATCATCGAGGATTATATCAGGTATATGTGTCAGCGGACAGATTGGGCCATCAGTAATGTTGGCAAAACAGTCAGTGCGGCAGGCGTTTCCAGTGCCGAGATTTACATTTTGCTGACTGCGCTTCAAAACACAGTGTCCGCATTGCAGAGCACAGTGAACAGCCACAGTGCCAGCATATCTGCACTGCTGCAAAGCGTTACGACACTGAGCAATGACCAAACTGCGCTGGCTGGCCGCGTGACGGCACTGGAACAGCGCGTGACGGCACTGGAAAACAACAACACGGAGGGCACATAATGGATATCAGAAAAAAATACGACGATATTGGGAAGAAAAAGACCACACTGCCGTCTTTGGCAAATGCCATTGAAAAATCTTGGGGGGTCGGCCCCTACAACATTGGCAACATCAACGGCTCCCGGAGCACCATAACGCCCACGCCAAGCATTGCAGGGGCCGTTTCCGGTGCGGCACCTCGGAACTATTCAACCACGGGACCGACCGCAGCGGTAACTGGGGCGATTACCGGCGCTATTCCGCGAACACCGAGCGGACTTTCCCCGGATGCTGTTCTTGCCGGGGCGATCCGTGGCGGCGCAGGCATTTCCTTCTTGCCGACGGATACCGGCAGAGGCGGGGCATCCAGCGGCGGATCTTACGGATCGAATCAGCAGGTAACCCTCCCCGCCAGCATTGACGAGCTGCCCACCTACAACAGCGAGTACATGGACACGCTGAATGAGTTGGCCAAACAGCTGATCAGCATGAACTATGATGACTGGACAAAGGGAAGTCAGTATCAGGCATTGGCTGACCGGTACGGAAATAACGGGCGGATGAGCATGCAGGACGTTCTTGGTCAGGTGGCCAGCCGCACCGGCGGCCTTGCATCCAGCTATGCCACCACGGCGGCGCAGCAGCAGTACAACCAGTACATGGCACAGCTGGAGGAGGTAGCACGGCAGATGTACTCGCAGGATCGAAGCGATTTGCTGGACAACGCCAACCTGTACCGCAATCTGGCCAACGACGAATATGACCGGTACAGGGACAGCTTGGCTGATTATAACGCGCAGAAGGCAGCAGCGCAGGCAGCGGCAAGGTCGTCAGCGCAGACGAAGAACAATTCTGCGGATTATCAATTTGATTTTACCGCAGGGACCGGGCCGCGCATCGAAAATTCCGGCAACAAGGTAAAGGCGACAGGCAGCGGCGTTGCTTCTTTCAGCGACATACAGAGAACAATAAGTGGGCGGCTGTATGCCGGGGATGCCGAGGGAGCGGCGCAGTTGGTAGAATCTGTGTGGGATGATCTTAGCCCGAAACAAAAACAGGATATTAAGAAAATGGGCTTTAACGTTTCTGATTAGGAGGCCGTATGAAGGTAACTTACGTTGGGAATACCGAACGAAACGGGAAAAAGCGAAAAGTAACATATACCGGAACGCTTGGCCCCTCTGCAGCGCAGGAAAAGCGCGGCCCAAAGGCCACATATGTCGGTGTTGATACGAGCAAAGGCTCCTCTGACGGCGTTGCATGGCATACGGACAAGGCTGCAATGCAGGCAAACAAGGAATATTTCAGCTCCAAAAAGCAAAACGACTACAATATTTCCGCCCTTGGCGCGGGGAATTATGGTGCGGACAAGCAGGCCAACAAGGGGTACAACTATGGAAAGGGCCTGCTGAAAGCGGGAGGCATGGGTCTTTCGGCTATCGCACGAGATGTGACCACGCCGCTGGCCTTTGGAGAGCGCACGGTGGCCAAGGGCTGGAACGCGCTGTTTGGAAATATCGCACCGATGAACGAGCGCGGTTTTTTCAACGCATGGGACGAAAATATTGCCCTCGAACAGGAGGGGCTGCAGCAGAAGTACGCGGAAAACACCGCCAAGGGTGGCCAGTATGCGGAGAAGGGGGAGAATCTGTTGGCGTCTGCGGTGGAGGCGCTGCCCTCGCTGGCCATCGCCTTCGCCTCCGGCGGCACCAGCGCGGCGGCAAAGGCGGGCACCTTGGCAGCGCAGACGGCGGCCAAGAGTTCCCCCGCGCTGGTGCAGACGCTGAAGAATGTGGCGGCGGCACGGGCCAAGGACCCCAACTATCTCTCCAGCGCGGCGCAGATCTTCTCCCACAGCTACAACGACGCAAAGGAGGAGGGCGTGGATGACAAGCGGGCCGCGCTGTACGCCATCGGGAACGCGCTTCTGGGGTCGGAGATCGAGATCAGCGGCGGTATCCAAAACCTGCCCGGAAAGGTGGCGAACCAGGCGGCGTGGCGGACGCTGGTGAACACCATGCTTGACGAGGGCAAGGAGGAGGTTCTGCAGGGCATCATCGACCGAACACTGCAAAATGCGGTATATGATGCCGATAATCCGTATTTTGGCGTAAACGAAAACGCGATTTTTGATCCAGGCACCGCTGCCGAAGAGTTTGCTGGAGGCGCTATCGTCGGCGGATTGCTGTCCGGCGGCACAATGGGCGTGAATGCCCTTGCCAACCGTGTCGCGTATGGCGCAGCAAAAGCGCAGTACAACCGAGATGTGCAGCAGAACACCGCGCCGGAGATGAACGCAAAGTCTGCGGAGGCGGTGGAGGCTGTGACGCGGGGCGAGACCATCACCGGCAATCAGGCGGCGGCTATCGCCCGTGACCCGGTGGCGGTGGAGGTGCTGGAGCAGCGCACCGGCGTGAAGCTGGACACGGACAAGCCGATCAGTCAGGTAAAACGTGACATTGCGGGGCTTGCAAGCCGCGAGGTGACGCAGGAAACGCAGAGGGCTACACCTCCCTCCCCTGCTGTGCAGAAACGCGCAGAGAAGCGCGTAGGCGGCTTTTTGGAAAACGGGCAAAAGGCGTATCAGGAAATGAGCCGGACGGCAGAGGACGCACCTTCCCTGTATGCAGGATTTTCCAGCGTGTACAACGCGGGACTGAATGGCATCGAAGCGGACAAGGCCAAGGGCAAGTACGCGGCGATGCTGACGCCGGAGCAGCGGTACGCGGCGTACAATGCTGGGCTGGAGGACGCACGGGCGCAAGTGGCACGGGAGAACGCGGAGGTGGCATCTGTGACAACCACGGCGGGTGCCGGTCTGGCGGACAACGAGTACAGTCGGTATCTGATCGCAGCAAAGAAGGACACCGCCGCCACGCTGAACACATGGGGCAAGAAGCTGGGCGTCCGGATCAAGATCGTGGATCAGGTGCTGGGCGGCAGAGCCAACGGCCAGTACATCAAAGAGCAGAATCTCATCCAAATCGCCGCTGACAGCGGCAAGCCTCTTTTGAACGTGACCGCACATGAGATCACCCACCGAATGCAGGACTTGTCCCCCTCTGAATACCGGAAGTTCCGGCAGGCTGCGGTGGAGTACAAGATGCGCGAAAACGGCGCGGACACAGAGGCGGAGATCGTGGAGCGGTACATGGAGACGGCGGAGCAGGAGGGCGTGACGCTGACGCGGGACGATGTGATGGACGAACTTGCGGCGGACTTCGCCGGTGATATGCTGGACGACGCAGCCCTGTTTGCCAAGTTCTCAAAGGAAAACCGGACGGCGGCACAGAAACTGCTGGACAGCTTAAAAGAATTTCTTGCCAAGGTCAAAACCGCGTTCACCGGCAAATACCGCGACATGGCGGCGCAGGAGGCATACGGCAAGGACTTTGTCGAGCTGGAAAACATTGCAAAGCAGTGGCAGGCGGCCTTTGACGCGGCGGAGCGGCAGGCGGAGAAAGCAAAAACCGCCGCCGGTGAGGGCGACGGCGATAAACGGTTTTCTTTGAAAAGTTTCAGCGAACAGGCGGTTTCTACAGCGCTGTATGATGCGTTAAACGAAAAAGCTACCCGGCAGAATCAGCTGATTCCTGTCAGCATTATGCCCCGATATATCAGTGAAAAGCTGGGGATCAACGGAGACATTTACATTCAGCGTGACCATGCTTACGAAAACATGGTCAGCAAGGCGCAAGCTATTCAGGACGGACGCCCAACGCAGCACAAAGGGGCGGAAGTTCATTTCCACGATCTGGGTGTGGAGAAAATGACGCGAGCCATTATGAGCATCAACGAGCCGATCATGACTATATCTACCAAAACAAAGGATGGAAACCCGGCGGTTATTATGATGCTACCGGAATATGGAAACAACGATGCGCCGCTGTACGCTGTTCTAAGTTTTTATTCGCGGAAAGCAATCTCTCCAGAAAACAGAGAAATGCGACCACACGTTGTCCTGACTATTGCGGAACGTAATTTCTTTGAAAATGGTGGGCGTGTTGGATGGGATAAACTAATTCGTAATGCCATTAAAGATGGACGCGTGCTTGATTACAACAAAAAAGAGAGAGGCAACCTGTCAGAGGTAGCCCAGCCAGCAGGGCTGGGGGACATAACAGATGCATCCCTCAAGGAAAATTTAGCACAGTTTCAGAAAGAAGTCAAGAGGTTTAAAGAAAGTAACAATATCCGCTATCAGCTGCGAAGCGCGGCGGAGGTGGAGCGCGAGGCGCGGGAACTTAAAAAGGAGCGAAACGCGCTGGCCAAGCAGAACGAGGCACTGAAGCAGCGGGTACAAGAGCTGAAAGGCGAAATGCGCATCAGCAAGGAACCGTCCGTGGTGCTGCGGGACGTGAAAAAGCTGGGGCAGAATCTCATCCGCGAGTACGGCAGCGATGTGAAATACGCGGACGTGCAGAGCGAGATGGACGCGCTTGCCAAGGCTGTGATGAAGCGGGACGTGACGATGGAGGATTTGATGCCACACGCCAAGGCCGTGGCGGAGGCCATTGTGGACAACACCTCTGAGCTGACGGAGTACGGCGCGGAGCTGCTGGAAATTCGGGACTATTTGAAGCGGCAGACCATCCAGTTCGGCGGGGACATGGCAAACTACGGCGATTTTCGAAAGAGCCACATGGGAACGCTGAAACTGAACAAGTCCAATGGCACGTCTGTGGATACCGTGTATGGCGAGCTGACGGAGATGTTCGGCGAGGGCTATTTCCCCAGCGACGTGTATACGGAGGCGGACAAACTGCTGCAAATCGGGGATGTGCTGGATGGCCTTGACAGCGTTTACCACAATCCCTTTGAGGGATACAGGGATGCGGCGGTGCAGGAGATCGCCAATCAGCTGATCGACGGCATGATTTCCGATCAGGTGCGGCAGAAGAAAACGTATGCAGACAGGCGTGCGCTGGAGAAGCAGGAGGCCGTCGGTCGTGTGCGTGAGATGCTGTCCCGCGAGCGGCAGAAGCGCCGGGACGACGTAAACGCGCTGCGGAAAAAGTACAACGAGAAGACTAAGAAGGGCAGCGAAAGACGAAAAGCAACGGCGATGCGGGCGCGGATCGCACGGCACACCGGCGCAATCTCCCGCAAACTGGTGAATCCCACGGACAAGCAGCACATTCCGGAGGAGCTGCGCGTAGTGGTGGCGGCCCTGCTGCGGAATATCAACCTGGAGAGCGCGAACAGCTACGACGAAAATGGGCGGCTGCGGAAAAACGCGGACGGCGACCCCACCAGAAGGACGCTGGAGGCAGACCGGCTCAAGCAGATCTATGATGATATTCTGGACAACGAGGGGAATATGGTGGTAGACCCGGCGCTGACGGAAAGCGGCGGTCTGCTGGATTCTCTGTCCGCGCTGGGCGGCAAGCGCATTGCTGACATGAATGTGACGGAGCTGGAGACCGTGTGGAACACGGTGCGTGCTATCGAGACCACGCTGACCAGCTACGACCGGACGCTTGCCAATCAGAAGTACGCACGGACCAGCGAGTGGGCGGAAAGCCTTATGATGGGCAGCATGAGCCGGAAGCGGCGAAACCGGAAAATTTCGCTGGACATGGCAGATCCGTATACGTTCTTCTCTGCCTACGGCGACGGCGGCATGCAGGTATACCGAACGCTGCGGAACGCGCAGGACCGAGAGCACGTGATGCTGATGGAGTTGCGGAACGCGGCGAAAAAGTTTCTGGATGCGGACGTGTATAAAAACCGGGGTGAACGGCACACCTTCACCACCAGCCGTGGTGTGGAGCTGACGCTGACCACCGACCAGATCATGAACCTGTACAATCTGGCGCGGCGCGGGGAACAGGCTATGCACCATCTGACGGTGGGCGGCATTGTGCAGCCGGAGATCCAGCGGAACGGTAAGTTGAAGGCGATCCCGCGCGGGAACGACAACATTCTGCTGACGGAGGAGGACATCAAGGCCATCACCTCCGTGCTGACGCCTGAGCAGATCAAAGTGGCAAACGGTCTGCAAAAGCTGGCAAGCACAAAACTGGCGGAGTGGGGCAACGAGGCCAGTATGCAGGTCTACGGCTACCGTAAGTTCAAGGAGGAGAATTACTGGCCCATCAAGGCTGCAAAGGATGCGGTGGCCTCCAGCGTGGAGAAGGACGCGGACAACGCACGGTCGATCAAGAATATGGGCAGTGCAAAGGCGCTGACCCCCAACGCCAGCAATGCGCTGGACATCGGCGGCGCGTATGACGTGTTTGCGCAGAACGCCAGCGATATGATCAAGTATGCCACACTGTTGGCTCCAATGGAGGACATCAACCGTCTGTACAACTACCGGTACAGGGACAGCATGGGCAACCTGACCGGGAAGAATGTGCGGCAGGTCCTGTCCGGCGTGTACGGCGACGCGGCCCAGAGCTATTGGCGGAACCTGATGCGGGATGTGCAGAACGGCATGGTAAAAAGCGCCAGCTCTACCACAAGGACCGTGGAACGCATCGTGGGCAATACGAAAGGCGCAGCGGTTGGCGCGAACCTGCGTGTGATCATCCAGCAGCCTACGGCATACTGTCGTGCGGCTGTGGTGCTGGAGCCGGAGAACATGACAAAGGGCCTTACGAAAGGCGCGACGGCTGGGAACGGATGGGACAAGGCCAGAAAGTGGGCGGCTATTGCGGGGATCAAGGATACGTCCGGCTTTGACCAGGGCAGCCGGTACACCATTTCGCGTGAGGTATACGGTTCAGACGGGAACGTGCGGGAATGGCTGAACGACAAGAGCATGGCACTGGCCGGAAAGGCCGACGCGGTGACGTGGGGCAAAATCTGGAACGCCTGCGAATGGCAGGTGGCAGCAAACACAAACACGGAAGTAGGCAGCGATGCGTATTACCGGCAGGTGGCGGAGCTGTTCACGGATGTGATCGACCAGACGCAGGTGGTGGACGGCGTTATGCAGCGCACGCAGATCATGCGGGACAGCGACGCATTGACGCGGCAGGCCACGTCTTTCATGGGTGAGCCGCTGAAAAGCCTGAACGTCCTGATGCGGGCCTACGACGCATGGGTGTATGAAACGAATCCGCATAAGCGCAGCAAGGCGCTGAAGCAGCTGAAGCGGTCTGTAGGCGCATTGCTGGTGACGGACGTGGTGAACGCACTGGCGCAGTCCATTGTGGACGGTCTGCGGGACGATGACAAGGATAAGAACTGGGCGGAACGTATTCTGGAAGCATTTACCGGCTATTCCGGTGATGAAAAAAATGCGGGCGAAGCCGTGAAAAATGTTGTGCTGGGGGGAAACCTTATCAGCAACATAAATCCGGTAGGCCGTATTCCGTACCTGAAGGATATTTTGTCTATCTTGCAGGGCTACACCGTTGACCGTATGGATGCAGCGGCGGCAGACGATATTATCAGAACGTCCAAAACCTTTATCAAGGGCTTGGGCGGGGATTCAAAAACCACCACGGCCTACAACCTGAAACAGGTCATGCTCATGTGCAGCAAGGTTTTTGGAATCAGCGTTGGGAACATGGGGCGCGACATGTGGTCTATTGCTCGCAGCATCGCAAACGACACAGGGAATGTGCGGGTAATGTTTGAGATGGAAAAAGCGATCTATCGCATGGACAGGAGCGCCGGAAACCGAAAACGGTGGTGCGAGCTGCTGTACCGGGCGCAGAAGGACAAAGACACCGAGACGGCGCGGCTGATCTATAAAGAGATGCTGGAGCACGGCTATGAGGCGTCAGACGTGCGACAGGGCGTGGAGGGCATCATGAAAAATGAGCAGGGCGTTGAGTCCGTGAAGGAATTGAAAAACCGGTGGCGAGCACCGTAAATCAAGGAAAGGAGCAACGGGCGATAGGGCAACCATCCTATGGCACCATCCCGCCGCAAGGCGATCCGCAAGCCTGCGTAAAGCAGGATGAACCAGGAGCACCGTGAAATACGGGCTATGCTGCATAGCATGGCACCCAAGAGAGCTATCGCGTGGATCCAATCTTTTGACTTGCCGCAGGAGGAGGCACAGTGTATCGCGGAATGCGACGTGCGGGGACGAAGCTGCGTGGAGCAGGCGTTCCGTATGAACGTATCGGTTGACGGCGTAAAGCGCCGCCGCCGTACCGCATACAAAAAAATGGCCGACGGCCTGAGAGCAGAAAAAAGACACACCGTGTAGGTGTGTCTTTTTTTCTTCCCTGCTGCACATGGAACGCAGGAAAGGAATCAGGGTATTTTTATTGTAATGCGCACAAGTGGGAAACGCAAGAAAAATTGTTCGACAAAAAACGACACGCACTTTTTCGCCCTTTTCTTGACGCTTTCTCCGGAGATATCTGCCGTATGCTGGCGGTAAAGAGAGGTGGTCGTGATGTTCGTATGGTATAACCCGAATCCCTCCGGCAAGAACGTGGGAGACTGTCCTGTTCGCGCGATCTGCCGCGCCACGGGGCAGGGCTGGCATGAGACGTATGTGCAGCTTTGTATGCAGGGCCTGGCACTTGCGGATATGCCCAGCGCCAACACCGTGTGGGGCGCGTATCTCAAGAAGCTGGGCTTTACACGGCATATTATCCCGGATGACTGTTCGGACAGCTATTCCGTGAGTGATTTTGCAATGGATCACCCGCGTGGTACATATCTGCTGGCGCTGGTGTCCCATGTGGTGTGCGTGATAGACGGAGACTGGCACGACACATGGGATTCCGGAGCCGAAACACCCTTGTATTACTGGGAAAGGACGGATGAAGCATGAACTATCCATACTACGGAAACCCCTATATGTCGCCGATGCAGGACAACCTCGCCCAGCTGAGGCAGCAGCAAATGATGCAGCCACAAATGCCTGTGCAAACGGCTCAACCGCAACAAATGCAGACAAGCGTTGTGTGGATTAGCGGGGGCAAAGAAGAGGCAAACGGGTTTATGGTCGCCCCAAATTCTCGAGTAATTATCTTCGAAACAAACTCGACGGTTTTTTACATCAAGGAGCGAGACGCAAGCGGTACGCCTATTCCAATGAGGACGTTTAATTACACGGAAGAAGCTGAAAACAAACCTCATGATACTAAAAAAATGGATGATAAGTTTGTCACCCGTAAGGAGTTTGACGCGCTGGCGGCGCTTGTGAGCGAAATGAAGGGCAAGAAGCGCAAGGAGGAAAAGAGCGATGAATAATCCGTTTTTCGGTGCAATGGGCGGCAACAACGGCTTTATGCAGATGGTGCAGCAGTTCAAGCAGTTCAAGGCAAATTTCCAGGGAGACCCTAAAGCGGAGGTCGAAAAGCTTTTGCAGAGCGGCAAGCTTACGCAGCAGCAGTTGAACCAGCTCCAGCAGATGGCGAAACAATTTCAAAGTCTTATGGAATAAGCAAAACATAAGACGAAACGTAAGACAAAACGTAACTTGTTTCTTGATCGTGGCCGCGATTCAGATAAATTACATCAATAAAAAGGAGTGATACTATGTCTATTTCCGAGGGTATGCCCACCATGACCATGCCTGTGGCCCCTGCCAATGGCAACGGTAACGGCTTTGGTTTTGGCGGTGACGGCGCGTGGTTCCTCATCATCCTGTTCCTGTTCGCGTTCTGCGGCTGGGGCGGCAACGGCTGGGGCAACAACGCTGGCAATTCCGGCGGCGTGGTGGACGGCTATGTGCTGGCCTCCGACTTCTCCAACATCGAGCGCAAGATGGATATCATCAATAACGGGTTGTGCGACGGCTTCTATGCCGTGAACAACACGCTGTTGACCGGCTTCGGCAATGCCGAGCTGTCCCGCGCCAACCAGCAGGCCGCACTGATGCAGCAGCTCAGCGCTATGCAGATGCAGGCGGCAAACTGCTGCTGCGAGAACAGAGCCGCCGTTGCGCAGGTGCGCTATGACATGGCGACGCAGGCGTGTGACACGCGGAACACCGTGCAGAACGCCACCCGTGATATCGTGGAGAACCAGAACGCCAATAGCCGCGCCATCCTGGACTTCCTGACCAACTCCAAGATGCGCGATCTGGAGAGCGCAAATCAGGAGCTGCGTCTGGCCGCGTCTCAGGCTGCGCAGAACAACTATCTGATCTCCCAGCTGCGGCCTACGCCCATCCCGGCGTATGCATCCTGCAACCCGTGGGCTGGCAGCTACACCGGCTGCTCCGGCTGCTCCGGCTGCTGACAACTGCATAGGAATCTATTTCCAAAACGGAAATTGTTCAGCTCCGGGCTGATATTGAAAGGCGGCGGGGCAATAGCTCCGCCGTCTGCATTTTGAAAGGAGTGAGTATTTTGGCTGAATACGTAAATACCAACATCGTTTCTGTTCCTGCCGGACAGAATGTGCCGCTGACGGAAACTGCCGTTGCAGGCAAGTCCTGTATCGTACACCGCGAGGGCAGCGGGCAGGTGTTCCTGCGCGGCCTGACAAACCAGTGTAAGGCACGGTTCCGCGTGTCCTTCGGCGGAAACATTGCCATCCCCACAGGCGGCACGGTGGGTGCAATCTCCGCCGCGCTGGCTATTAACGGTGAGCCGCTGACCAGCGCCGTGGCGACAGTAACGCCCGCCGCCGTGGAGAACTATTTCAACATCTATGTCGCTGCCAACGTGGACGTGCCGAAGGGCTGCTGCGTAACGGTGGCGATGGAGAACACCAGCGCTCAGGCGATCAGCTTTGCCAATAGCAACATGATCGTGGAGCGCGTCTGCTGAAAGGAGGGGCAACATGAACATGAAGGAGCTTTTCGGTATCCGGGAGATGCTGTGTGAGGAGCTGTCTGAGTTTTCCGGCCAGCGGGAGCTGAGCGCTGCTGACCTGGACGCCATCCACAAGCTGGCATCGTCCATCAAGAACATTGACAAAATCGCCATGTTTGAAAGCGGCGACTACAGCCGCGACGATGGGTATTCCCGCGATGACGGCTATTCCCGCGACTGGTCTTCCGGGCGCACCGCCTACAACAGAGGCAGCTCGTATCGGCGCAAGAGGGATTCTATGGGCCGGTACAGCCGTGATGAGGGCAAGGCAAAGGATCTGATCGAGCGCATGATGCAGGACACCGACGATCCCAACGTAAAGGAAGCGCTGCGGCAGGCAATGCACGTTGTCGAGAACGGGTAACGTTGCTTACACGTTACTTACAAACGTGTTTTGGAGGAAATAAGAAAATCCCTGTAACCGTTGCGGTTACAGGGATTTTTTTGGTGCGCGGTACAGGACTCGAACCTGTGACCCCATGCACGTCAAATATGGACAATATAATTTCGCAACGTTTTTGCGTGGTTTTCGCTGTGTTTTGATAATGTTTCCAGGAAAGCAATAACAAGAACCCGTTTTAAGCGGTTTTAGTTTTTTTCGGTTACTTACAAATTACTTGCAGATTCAACGGCGGAGATGAGCTTTTCCGCGTCTGCATGGATGTAAATGTCCGCCGTGGTGGAGAAGTTTGCGTGACCGATGATCTTCTGCAAAATCTCCGGCTGGATGCCTGCATTTCTTGCCCATGTTGCGTAAGTGTGGCGCGTGGCGTGGGGCGTGTGCTTTGGAATGCCGAGCTTTTCCAGCAACGGATAGAAATCACGTTTGCGGTAATTGGCGGGGATGCGCTGCCCATCGTAGCCGGAAATGAGCAGGTCGCCGGTGGCGCGGGAGGCGAAATATGCAAAATACTTCCTGCCCTCCGGGCGGATGGGAATGACGCGGTCTCTACCGGCCTTTGTCTTTTCGCCGCCGATCACATACGATTCATGGTAGTCTTTCAGCGGCAAGGAGAACAATTCACCGATGCGCATACCGGTGTAAATCATCATAAGGGCGATCTTGGCGGCATCTGAGCCGTCTTTTTCCAATAGCGCGATTTCGTCATCTGTAAAGATGGCTTTTTCTTTTTTTACCTGCTGGGGCAGCTTGACATATTTGGCAAAGTCGGTGGTGGCGATCTCCTCACGGACGGCCCAGCGGGCCATCTGAGTCATGAGCTGCTTGTATTTGGACAGCGTGGAGTTGGACTTTGCCATGTTGCTGTCGATGATGGCTTGAAAGTCCTTTGTGCGCAGGTCACGGAATTTCTTATTGTGCAGCGGCGCACATACGGCGTAGGCTCTGTCATAGGATTCCACGCCCTTCTCCCCTATCTCCCGATAGTGTTCGGCTTTCCATTCTGTAAACACTTCGGAAAAGGTCATATTGAACTTTTCTTCCAGCGGACGGCCTGCCAGCCGATCCAGCGCGGCCAGCGCGTCCGTTTTCCGCTCGTAGTACCCGATATACACGCCGTCTTTTGCGGCGACCCAAGGGCGCGACCGCCGCCCACCCAGCTTATACACCGTGCCGGACCCGTTGGGGCGTTTCAGCGCCTTGCGGGAGGCCGTGACCTGCTTTTTCCCGCAGATATGGCAATAAACGGCATCCGGTACCAGGGTGACGCCGCATTTAATACAAGTAGACATAGGGACACCTCACAAAGAAGAAACAAGAATCTTGTAAATCTTGCCGATTGAAAACAAGAGGCTTGTCATGTACAATGGCAGCAAACAAACAGAACAAATGTTTTATTCCCGAAACAGCCCCATGTTGGGGTCCAGCATATCAATGGTAATGCCGTATGCCAGGGTGATGGCAAGCAGGATCATCAGGCCGAGGATCAGATAATTCTTGTGGCGTATGGCTCTGACGCGGAGCTGGTTCATCTCCTGTTCGTGGGCAAGCTGCGCTTCTATGGACGGATCGGGCGATGGCCGAATATGAAAAAAAGCGTCTATCGACACACCGAGGACGCGGCAGATGGGGCCAGCGGTGTAGATAGACGGCATTTTGGAAGAGGCTGCAAAAAAATTGTTGACGCTGGACAGCGGAACGTCGGAATAGTCGGATATGTCCTGCGCCGTCATCTTTTCTCGGTATTTTGCTTCTCTGCAAAGCTCCTGTAAAGATTGTTCCATGATTATTCGTTCCTCCCTCAACTGGGCGAGACCTGCCCTGTTTCGGTTTGGTGCGGCGGGGCGGTCTGCCACGTTTTGGCGTTGACCTGCCTAATGCGGTTTTGTTACGGTGAAGCCGCAGCAGGTGCGCGTGATGGTTGGTGTGTCTGCTGTAAGCCCCCGCCGCCGTTGCGGAGGCGGCGGGGGCGCATTGTTTATGGGTTACATACAGAGCAGGGCGTATAGCCTCTGGAGATTGCGTCTGAACGCAACAGGTAGTAACAGCTCTCTTTTAAGTATTGGCACCCCCACCTGTGGTATTTCGACCCGGTGGCAGTAATATAAACCGTGTAGTCATATGTAACTTGCGGAGAACTGTTCGTTTTAATTCTGTTCCTTAAGTTCTTCGAAATTTCGGCTGCGCGACCGTATTTTTCCCCGTCTGAATACCCGTTGTCGTAGCCGTCGTCATAACCTGTAGTATATCCGGCATCTTTCCCTTTGGCGTATGCAGTGTCATACGTATCTGTTTTTCCTTGGGTATACCCCCGATCATGCCCGAAGTAGTCTCCGCACATATAGGCGGCAAGGATTATCAATGCACACAAGACAGCTTGCCAATGCGATTTTTTCTTTTTTGGTGTAACTGGGGGCGGACTGGTCGCGCGGTTTTCAACAAGCGGGGACGTTGGCATACCCTTTAATTGGAATCTTACGTTATCCTGAGAATCCATTTGTTCACCCCCTTCCGGACAATATTATACAAACTGCACGGAATGTAAACAAGTTAAGAAAATAAATTTGGATATATAGCCAAACACGGAGCAAAAAAAACTGTGTGATTTGACGAAAGAGAGGGGAAAAATGGACAAAAAACTAATGGAGCTGTTTGTACAGCTTGGAGAAACGGAGAAGGACATTATTCTTGCGGCGGCAAAAGCCCTTTTATCTGGAGAAGAAGCATCTCCTTCTGCTCCGGCGTAAGGCGGGACAGCAGAGACAGCATTTCAAGATCGCGCTCATCGGTAACGGTGGGCGCGGTTTCTTTTTGCCCTGCGGTCAGGGTTTCGACCGGAACACCAAAATAGTCAGCTATGCGCTGCAAGTTGGCATCGCGGGGGACTGTCCCGTTCCGCCAGCGCGTGACAACTGATCTTTTGAATCCCATCTCCTCTGCGACTGCGGATGGGGACTTTTTTATTTTTGAGCATAGCTCAATAAACGTCAAATAAAACAAAATTTATACCTCCTTGTTGTGCAAGGATACAAAAGTGAACAAACGCAACATTTCGTGTTGACTGTTGCGAATGTTAGCTATATAATGGCATCGTGTTAGGTAACAAACGCAACAAAGAGAGAGGGGGTGAGAGAATGGGCGCAGGAGCAGTATTGGCCTTTCAGTACTGCACCGCTGTATTGATCGGGAACATTTGGGTGCTGGTGAGCCATTTACGGCGGTTATCACAGGAGAAGCAGAAGAATTTGGATAAAGGACAAGACTGCGGCGATCACACCAGCGCACGCGGCTATTATTGCGATATTGCGAGAGCTATGATTTACGGCTCGAATGTAGGCGCGTTCCTCGTCGTGGTCTTTCTTTTCCTGATCAAGCTGTGAGTAAAGGGCTTTGCCTTTGAATGTGATGGAGACAGTTGACCGCGGTTCTTTGCCGCATTTGATGCAGCGGTCATCCAGAAGCATTTGGAAAAAGCCCTCGGCGGTAACTTGGGCGTCCGGGAATTTGTTCAACAGCTGGGACTGTTCCATTTCGCCGCCGTTGTCCAGAAGGACGGAAAGCAGATCGTATCTGGTCATAAGCACCTCGTGATGCATGATGTGTGGCAACTTTATGGTATCACGGAAAGTAAACTTTTGCAACTATAAATTTGAAAGGAGATAAGAAATGCCGGAAGCATGGACGGGACGCCTGATCGGGAGGATGCACAACAACCGCATTACCTACGCCGAGCTGGGCGCGGAGCTGGGGATCGGAAAGGCGTATGTGTGCCAGATTCTGAACGGCGTGAAGAAGCCGAAGGACATCCAGAAGCGCATGGAAAATGCGCTGGATGCCATCATCGAGAGGAGAAAGAAATGAGCAGAGACGAGTACAGGGCGCTGGAAAGCGTTTTCCTGGCACGGACGGACGCGCTGTGCGAGAACAAAAGCCCGCTGGAGTGCGATTGCCCCTCCTGCCCCTGCAAGAATCTGTGCGACACGCTGTGCGCGGCGGTGGACGGAGGTGCGCTGAAATGAGCAGGATCGCAACGCTGACGCCGCAGGACGCAGCACAGTACCTGCGGGATCGCGGGTTGAGCATATCGCCGGATACGCTGCGGCAGGGCATCAAGCAGGGGGTGTATCCCTTCGGGATCGTGATCGAGATGGAGCGAAGCCCTGTGTTCCAGATCTTCAAGAAGCAGCTGGACGCATGGATCGCGGAAAGGACGGTGGAGGAATGAGCGCGTTTGCATGGGCGCTGGCGTTTATCGGCGCGGCGTGGCTGAGCTGGGCCATCGTCAAGGGCGTGGAGGCGCTGGGACGATGAGAGAGCGGAACAGGCGGGCGCGGGAGTATTCCCAGCGCTGCTGGGAGCGGCGGTGGAACAGGCGGCTCTGGATCCTCAACGCTTTGATGATCCTGCTGATCATCGGCATCCTCCTCTGGGCGCTGACGCTGCCGGAGGCACAGGAGCCGGAGGACGTCCCCCCTCCCCTGCCCGCTGCGGTGCAGGCGGCGGTGCTGTCCGCCGCGAAGCCGCCGGAGAATCTGCTGGTATGCGACATCACCGGATATTGCGCCTGCTGCACGCCCTATGCGGACATCAACCGCAACGAGGCAGGGCAGGTGCTGACGGCCTCCGGACGGTGGGTCTGCATCGGCGAGGCGGTGGCGGTTGACCCGGACATTATCCCGCTGGGCAGCACCGTGACTATCGGAGGCAAGGAGTACATAGCAGCCGACACCGGAGTGTACGGCTACACGGTGGACGTGCTGATGACCCACGAGGAGGCGGCGCAGGCTGGTGTGGTGAAAGCAATGGTGCAGTGGGAATGGTAGGTCTGACGAACAGAGTGGGCACGCCCTGCAAGGACTGCCGGAGCAGGCACCCAAAGTGCCACGGACAGTGCGAGGAGTACGCGGCGTATCTGGAGGACATCAAGGCTGACAAGGCCAAGCGCTACGCGGCGTACAGCGAGATCGACTTTTACAGCATGAACAACGCAAGGCGCGAGAGGGCCAAAATGGTGATAAGAAAGAGGGATGGAAGATGAAGGTTTACAAGGCTACGGATAAGGATATGAAGTGCCGTGACTTCCAGTATGAGCTGGGGAAAACGGCGGAGGTCGATGGTGATATTGAGCTGTGCAAGAACGGCCTACACGCCTGTGAGATGCCGCTGGATGTGCTGGGCTACTACGCGCCCGGTGACGGTTCTCGGTACTTTGAGGCGGAGTTGGAGGATGTCAGCGACGCGAAGCGCAGCGATGACACGAAGCGCGTCGGCAAGAAACTGACATTAAGCGCGGAGATCGGCATTCCGGGGCTGGTCAAGGCCCAGGTGGAGTACGTCAAGGCGCAGTGCGACTTTGACAACGCCATCAAAAAGGCAGACGCTGAAAAGAAAAACCACGCCACCGGCGAGAGGGGCGCAGCATCTGCCACCGGCGATAGTGGCGCAGCATCCGCCACCGGCGAGAGTGG